GCAACACCAGTATCAAGTTGCTCGTCACTGTATTCAAAGAGTTCGCACTGACATTCCCAGACATAACCCTTACCTAACTGATAGAAAGGTCTTTCTGCTTCTACAAACTTAATCTCAAACAAATGTTTTGTTGTTGGGAACCAAATAAGGTCACCCTCATTAGGACGACCTTCTACATTTAATACTGCGTTGTCATCTACCTTCTCGGTAAATTTACTTCTAGAAAAGATGAAGGTTGTCTTGTCTTCGATACGAACACCAAACTTACTCAGAAGTTCTCCTTGACCTTCCCATCCTTCTACGTTATTGACATATGCTCTGATAGCAAGTGCCTGTGTAAAATTACTACTTTCTACTTCTTGAAAGATTGTGTCTTTATTGACATATGTTCTGGGTAGATAATAGATATCCTGACCATAGAGTTCGATACTCTCAATGATCAGATTACCCATGAACATTTGTTCCTGAGAAGAACCGTTTAGATTTAGTCGGCAACTACTTGTATAGTCCGACTGAATACAATTTTCTGGGGGATCGTTTCTGTAAGTCATATCAACCGATTAAATCCATTGGAGGGAGTTCGTAAGTCTTGCGAATATCTGCTTCAAGATCCTTCTTAAATTGACTTGCATCTTCAAGAATCTGGCGACCATTCAGAGTCACACCACCAAGCATTTGAATGCCATCATACTTACTAAGATTGCGACCCCATTGCTGTTGGAATAATGCCTCAACATAATCTTTCAACCAAGCATCATTATACATTGCAGTGTAAGTATCGGGGTCTTGACGCATCAAAACTTCTACTACAATTTGATTGCCAGATTGAAGATTTGACCAATCGAAGTCAAGATAAAGTTTTCCTTGATATTCATTGTATCTGACTCTACGATTTCTATCCGAGTTTGTAACCCAATCAAGAGTCTCCAGATATTGCGAAGTCATAAAGTAATGAAGGATATGCCCATGCGTCATCGCATAGATATCATTCAAGAAAATTTGATATTTAATATTGAAAATATTACCAGGAGTTACACTAGAAGCACCAATCTGACTATAAACATGATTAACTGCTAATACTCCAGGAGGAAGTGATACATATTCATTCCCTTCTGTCCAATCGGTAGCACCCAAAGCACTGCCAGTTTTAGCAGCAGTTTTAATAGCATCGGTCACTTCAATCTTGATGAATGCTTTATAACTACCGTTATATGCAAACTCTTGAAAGTAATCGATTGCTTCTTCAATTAGGTCATCCAATTGTTCATCGCATACGTTAATATCGATGGCAGGAAAACCTAATCTACGAAGAGCATAGTTTTTTAACTCTGTTTTAGTAGCGGGTCTTGTAGCGGACATTTGTTATCAGGCGAATGAAGTGATTGTTAATGTAGAAACATCTCCAGCAGATACAGTCTCAGTCTTCTTAAAGAATCCATCAACAGTATCTACAGTTACCGAAGTTGCACCAACAGCAGTGATAACACCTGTAGTGCCTGATGTACTGCCTGTGACAGTATCACCAATTGCCATTTCAGTAACGGCAGAGACATTAATTGTGGCATCTCCACCACCAGTAGAGATTGTAATCGTTTCACCAACTACATAACCAGAACCTGCTGCGTTGATAGCAACTGCTGTGATAGCACCACCAGATGCAGTAATATCTACTGTTAATCCAGTGCCACTACCACTAGAAGTAGTAGCAACTGCAGTCCCAGTGTTATATAATGTACCACCAGATAGTGTGCCATTATTCAAAGCAGTCACGTCACCAGGTGTAGGATCACCAGAGAGGTTCAATGTCAGAGTAGTAGCAGTTGCAAGGTTGTTAAGCATTGCACTAAGTTGTTCAAATGCATTATCAAGTTTGGTCTGTACTCTTGCCTCGGTGTAATACTGATTCGTACCTTCCGAAAGATTAGTAGTGGACTTACTGGAAAGATCCAGGTTTGCACCAGTCTGTAGGTTGACTCTTGCATCAGCACGAGAATTTGTATAATAAAGATTAGTAGAACCTTCTGACAGGTCATCAGTATCTGCTGCAGCAATCCTTGCGTCTGCTCTTGCATCCGTATAGTAGAGGTTAGTACCTTCTGCCAAATTAGCAGTATTCTTACCTGCGAGACTTGCATCGAAGCGTGCCTCAGTGTAGAAGATATTTGTAGAACCTTCAGTTACATTATCGGTATTAATGTCTGCCTGAGTGACGCTCAGAGCACCTGCACCGCTAAGTTCAATACCTGTACCATATGTGAAGTGTGTACGGGTCCTAGCAGCGGTTGTAAAGAGGTTTGTGGAACCTTCGGTTACATTGTCGGTATCAATGTCTACCTGCGTTACAGTGAGCGTGTAGGTGCCTGCAGAATCGTTATATGCCTTAGTAATACCTGTGCCTGCAACAATCAGAGCATTAACTCTGTCATCAACACGCTCATTAGTGAAGTATAGATTGGATCCCTCGGAAAGGTCTCCAGTGTCATGATTACTAATATCAGATACTTGACCAGTGACATTACCAACTAATGCTGCAGTAATAATTCCAGCAGCAAAGTTACCAGATGCGTCACGAAGGACAAGGTTGTTTGCTGAGTTGCTTGCTGTAGAAGCAACGTTAATGGTTGGGTTACCAGCAACACCATCAGCATTTGTCAATGTAATACCAGAAGATGCTGTGACAGCGAGTGTACGCTGAGCATATGTGTTAGCAGCAGTCCTGGAAACAAAACCAGTTCCTGCCATAGCGGCGAGTGCAGTAATGTCTGCGTCGTTGTAAGTAGTGCTAATAGTAACATTAGCAGAACCATCAAACGAAACACTACCATCAACTACACCATCAACAGTAATCGTCCTTGCAGTTCTCAGTGCGTCTGCTGATGTCGCATTACCTTGAATACCTGCAACAGAACCAATACCGTTATTAACTGTGATTTGATTTGCAGCAAAGTCGGCATTAGAGTCACGAGCAACAACAGTAGTTGCAGTTGCTGCAGAAGCAGTTGTCATACTGTCCAGAAGGTCAGCATTCAGGTTGTTAATCTTAGTCGTGTTAGGAATGACTAGAGCAGCACCAGAAGAAACTTGAGAGATAATCTGACCATCTACAGTCAGGGTGCCATCAATGTTTGCATTTGCATCAACATCAAGAGATGTGCCACTGCCAGTAAGATTCAAACTACCAGCACGAAGTTGTCCATCAGTACCAGAAAGAACTTCTGATGAGTTAGTTGCGTCTACTACGAATGCGAATTGGTTGGCGGATCTATCGTATCCGAAGAAGCCAACTTTCGCAGAGCTGTCGTAATAACGGAACTCAACACCACGATCCTTACCGTCGTTAGACGCTGGTGCTGTGTCACCACCCACAGTAATAATAGGGTCATCGATAGTTGTGACCGTAGAGTTGACAGTAGTTGTCGTTCCATTAATAGTAAGGTTTCCAGTAACAGTAAGATTAGACTCAGCAGTTACATCACCACCGATGTCTAAGGTGCCACGAATATCAGTGTTACCGTTATCAGTATCAACAGTAAACTTATTTGCAGCAGATGCATTTTGAATAGCAAATGTTTTGTTATCTGCAGTGATAGTAACATCATCATGAGTTACTAAAGCACCAGAGATGTCTGCACTATTGTTAAGGTCAAGAGTACCAGTCAGTTCGGTGTTGCCATAGATTCTTGCAGCACCACCAACAGCGAGGTTTCTTTGGACAGCAGCACCACCAGTAAGTCTTAGAGCACCATCAGCACCATAACTACCTGTCAGAGTTTGCTCGGTGTTGTTAGTGAGTGTGACAATACCAGATGCACCCAAGGTGTCATTAATCTGAGTTGCATCACCAACAGTCAATGTACCGATGATGTTTGTATTGCCGTTATCAGTGTCAACTTCAAACTTAGCAACTGCAGAACCATTTCTTACTGAGAAGAGTTCATTTGCAGCATCAACAATCAGAGAGTCATTGATAGTTGTTTGACCCTGAACAACCAGAGTACCGTCAGTTGCGATGTTACCTGAAGACGAGGCAACAGTCATCTTATCAGTGCTACCACTTCTTACAGCGAAGTTAGCATCAACATCAACAGTGCCGTTAAACTCAGAGTTGCCTTGGACCAGAAGTGTCTGATCGAATGTTACAGCGTTGCTGACATCCAGAGTGTTTGTAATCTCGGTTGCACCGTTGACATCCAGAGTGCCTTGGATATCGGTGTTACCAGTTACATTATCAACAAAGAACTTATCAGTTGTACCGTTTCTAACAGCAAAGTCTGCATCAACATCCAGAGTGCCGTTGAAGTTTACGTTATCTTCAACCAGCAGAGTTCCTTGGATTTCGGTATTACCAGATGCACCAAGAACAGAGAACTTAACAGTATCTCCAGAGTATCTCTTACCAACAAACAGACCTTCGCCAGTTCCTGTGCCACCAACATGGAAGGTTCTTTCAACACCAGCACCACCATGTGCTCTCAGAGTTGTAGTATTGTGAGATGCATAGGAGGGAGTTGCCTGATAAGAATCACCGAAACGACCTCTGTATCTGACACGCAACCAGTTCAGTCTCGATTCTGCCTCTGTCGCGCTATCCTTAACTTCAATCGCACCGTTAACGTGTAGTGTGCCATCAATCAGAGCATCACCAGCAGCATACATGCCACCATCAAGACGGAGAGCACCATAGTCGTTATTCTGAATCTCCCAAACACCAGTGCCAGCATTCTTAGCAATATCAATATCATTGGTGCTCTCCATGTGGAGGTCACCAGAAAGAGTCATGTTGGCGTTAGCATCAATATCATTAGTGAATGTCGCAACGTCTGTGACACCTAATGTACCAGCAATAGTTGTATTACCAGAAGCAGCAACAACATTAAACTTATCGGTATTGACATTGAGGTTTCCAGTTACATCTAGGATACCAGCAAGAGATCCGTTACCAGTTGTAGATTGCAATTCAATCTTGGTTGTGCCACTACCATTATTCAGTTGTAGAGTCTTAGAAGCACCTTGGATGACCATGTTGTCATCAAAGCGAGAGGTGCTATGGACACGCAGAGTGCTGTCAATATCAACTAAACCGCCGATATTAACATCTTGAGTAATGCCAACACCACCAGCAACTACAAGGTCACCAGTTGTATTGGAGGTTGAATTAGTATTAGTAGTAAGTTTTAAATTACCTGCAATGATACCTGAGTCAGTACCAGTAAAGACTTCATTGGTATTTGTAGCAGCATGAAGGAAACGATATCCGCCAGCATGAGCAGCTAAATCAGAATAATTAGTATCCCAACCATAGAAACCTAAGCGTGCTTCAGTGTCATAATAGTTAAATTCGATACCACGATCTAAATTATCATCGGTTGTAGGAACAGTATCACCACCAAGTAGAATGGTGACATCATCTACAGTTAGTTGTGTAGAGTTGACTGTAGTTGTAGTACCATCAATCTGAAGATTGCCATGAATACGAACAAGACCAGTTACTGCACGGTCATCGCCTGGATCTAGATGCATAGTTGCATCTGTAGTACCAAGATAATTTGTCTGGAATCGGTAATCTTCTACATGTACTTTACCTGCTGCATCTGATGCATTAATCTGTACAGTATCATCAGCAGTAATTATAATATTTGCACTTCCCGAACCAGAGTTCGCTGCAAGAATATTAAGATTTCTGGGAGTCGCTGTATCTTGAACATGACTTACGGTCCAGTGACCATCGCCGTACTTACTAACAATCTGATCAACTGCTCCATCAAAATCAATATTAGGATCAGAAAAATAGGTACGGACGTTGACATCAAGTTCACCAGCGCCACTATCGCCTGTATTATTAGCGCCAACAAGTAGATTGCCGCTCGTATCATTAACTTTAAGATAGTTAAGATAATTGAATCCTCTGTATCCAGTGGTTGCAGTAAGTTCTTGATCAAGTTCAAAATCTTCTTTTGTATTTCCATCAGCAAAAGAGACTCTATTATTTTGTAGTTGTAGGTTATCAACACCTACTGCGGCGATTGTGACATGCCCGTTGCTGTCAACGTCGAAATCTTCCTGTGCAAAACTAGCCAGTCCCTTCTGTTCCGTTGCCTCAGCCGCGAGGTAACGCCATGATCCAGTATCACCACTGGAATGAGTAGGAGCACCAACACCAGCACCGATGTCTGCAATCGCTTGGTATACTTTTGATGCATTCTGAATGATTGCATATCTAGAATAAGCAGTGCCTGCATCATAGTTAGCATACTTACTACCCTCAGTAGCAGTAGCAATAGGCACATTTGTTGAACTTTGAAGACGACCGTACTTATCTACTGTAAATTTAACAGTGTTTACAGTTTCAGTTCCTAAGAGTTCTCCTTTTGATCCAACAGAATTTACAGATGTGAGACTTTCTGTATTATAGTCACCGTCAGAATGAGCGGATGGGTCTGGAACAACAGTGGTATTTGCTAAGTCAATTGTAGGATTGCCATTAATACCGTCCCCATTACTAACGACAGTTCTTCCTGATGAAGAGTCAATATCTCTAACTGTAATATTGCCAATCGATGTTCTAGAAATTAAACCAAAACCAGCAGAACCATCAGTAAGGTTTGTGATTGCTGTTAAATCATTGTCATATGGTTGTGCAGAACTTCCAACAACAGTACCATCTAATCCATATGCTTGGATTGTTGTTGGATTTTCAGCATTAGTTACCCTACCCTTAGCATCAACAGTAACTTTTGTATAAGTTGCAGAAGCATTCTCTGTTCCATCATAATGAGGGAGTGTTGAGATTAGACCGAGAACAGCATTAATATTGAGGTTTGCAGAACCGTCAAAAATACCAGAACCAGTAACGTCTTGTGATAATTGAATCTGACGAGTTGAAGATAATCTCGATGCAGTAGAAGCATTACCAATTAGTGTTGCAGTAACAGTACCTGCTTGAAAGTTTCCGTCAGCATCTCGCTGCACCAACGTATTTGCAGTGGATGAAACCGATTCAATAGGTCTTCCATACCTAAGAGAGTTCCATGCAGTAACACCATCCCCAATTTTTATGCGACCCGTATCAAGTTCAATCCCAAGTTCACCTTGAGCAAGAGTTGGATTCGCATTACTCCATTGGGTAGCTGAACCACGTCGTAACTGAATTCTATTTGCCATTCCCGAAAATTGCTGAGATTATGCTTCTGAGTTATTTATGCCATTAAAAAGGGGGGAATTAAACCCCCCTGTCATTATTCTGTTTCTGTTACTTCTTCTTCGGGAGGATGAGACATAGTTTCTTCCTCCTGAGGAGTTTCCGAATAGTATTGAAGTGTTTCAATAGCACCCTGAAGTTTCAATGCAGTAACCTCATTATCTCTAATTTTTTTAGATAGTGACTTGTTTTCTTCAAGAAGATTATTCATTCTCTCAGTAAACTGAGTTAGCATTTCTTCTTGAGAAACTTTTTCAATCGTCATAATTAACCTTTTTGAGTTTGAACTAACGTTAGTAAAAGTGATTTGATTTCACTCATCTCTGATTTTAGCGCAGAAACATCTTCTTGTAAAGCCTTTTGAGTTTGTGCTTGCTTTTGTCTGGAATTATATTTTTTCATATATTCACTATACTCATTATTGTCAGTGAACTCAAACGCACCAGAGGTGGATTCTCTCATCCACCCAGTATTATTTTTGATTGGTTGTTTCATTAGACAGCAAGAGCGATTGCACGGAGGTCCTTAATGTAAGGTGCATATGCCTGATTATCAGATACAAATACCACTTTAATTTGGTATTCGACAAAATCTAAACCAGTAGCTTCATACTCATAATCTCGGAAGATTTCAGTTTCATCCGTTCCAGGGATAGTGGCATCTCCTGCCGCAGTAGAGAAGAAATTATATCCTTCGTCTTCAATTACCCCAGTAGATCCAGTAGGAAGTGTTCTATATAGCACTTTAATTGTCGTTCCAGGTGGACGGAAACCCGCAAAGAGAACCTTGAGTGAAGTTGACGTGTTGCTCAAGGATGCCACCTTAGAAATATATACTGCATCATGAGTATCTCCAGATGACAACAGAGCAGTGTTCTCATCAACAGGACTATTAATTCTACTACTAACAAGAGTAGCAGACATTCTATCCGTATCAATTACAGGTGTGATATTACTCTTAGTGGACGTTAATGATACGTCCATTCTAAAAGATTTAGCACCAGCAAGTTCTGCATCTTCATTAACCTTGGAACAAATCATTTGAGGTTCATCAAAGTAATTGTCATCCCCAAGGACTACATCTTGGAATAATCCATTATTAACAAAAGAATTTTGACTGAGTTGAACTCCATCATTGATAGATGTGCCCGTGACTGTATTAATTCTAGCGTTAATTTCAGTATTCGGTAGAATCATAGTTTGTAGGGAAGGTACGATAATTTCATACTGCAGGTTTTGCGTTGCAATTCCTGTTATTCCACCACTAACAATACCAGATGTTGAAATCGATGTAGTTGTAATATCGTAAGAATCTAAAGTTGGATTGCTGATGTTAGAGTGTGTTTTGTTAATTTCAGTTAGAGGAATACCATCTAAGTTATAACATTCAACTACAGTTTCATCTGCATGTGCTACAGCAGTAGTTCCAGCAACACCCCTTTCAGAAACAGTGATTGTCTTACCATCCGAACTGACAGCGGAATATGACATAATCTCATCTTCAATCTTAATATAACCCAGATTGGATACTCCGATATTAGCACCATCGATTCTTGAATGGAATGCAATGGCGTCATTAACGAGTACCGATAAATCGCTAGTTGAGATAGAAGAAGTCAAGAAGGTGGGATTAATTTCAGATGTAATCCCCTCGATAGTTACATTGTTATCAAGATCGTGCATACCATGATTTGAATGTAAGATTCTAACCAGTTTCTCACTTGTAGCGTAAGTTGGAGTAGTAGTTGCATACGAATCAGTGATAGATGCAGGACTTCCTGTAGTGGTATCTCCACTATAAGCAATAGTATTAACTGTTGCAGTAGCACCAGAAGTTCCACCTGTAATAGTTTCTGTCGAAGGAGTAAACTCTGTAGAAACATACTTCAGTGTCAACGTATTAGTTCCAGAGGTCCAAGTTACAATTTCTGCAGTAGGAGCAGTAGAAGAATTTCCTGTAATAGTTTCACCAACAGTGAAATCACCTGAAGTTCCAGTAACAACCAGTGTTGCAGTAGTTTTGGATGACACAATTCTATTTGTAATTACACCACCTGTATCAGAACCTGCTTGCCAAGCACCACTAACATCGTTAATGGTTAAAGTTCTTACTGATCCCACATCAGTAATTGCAGTAATTGTACCCTCAGAAAGAGTAGTTTTTTGATACAATCTTGCACCAATTGTGTAATTTAATGAGTTGTCATTAAGAACTAGTTTTAAAGATGGTTGGAAAGTTTGAACAGGTTCTGATCTCAACTTCAACTTACCATTATTACCAATATCAAGTTCTGCATTATTAAAGACTACTGTAGAAGTTGCAGTTGTATCAAAATCTGCTCTATAAAGATTGAATTTGAGATCTTCGTACTGGTCAGCAGTCCATGTTGTTGCGTTCTGTGACTTAAACAAGACACCTGCATATGGTTGCTCAGAGATTGTTCTATCCCCAGTAATATCAACTTCACCCATTCTTGAAATCCAGACTTTATATTCATTAGAGTCAGAGAACAAGACAAAACAATGTTCAATTGATGGTGGAATGTAGACAGGTGCCCTGAAAACAAAGTTGGTTGCAATAGCACCTGTTTCTGAAGTTTGAATATCTTCAGGAACAATAGTAACATCAGAGAATGGAAGGATATTTGCAGTAGGATAACCATTCTCCATAGTTCTAATCTGCATAGAGATTGGAATATTGGTATCCTTTGTATTGAAATAAATGTCTACAGACGATACAAATACACCACCTTCTTCTTCAATCAAGAATGATTGTGCAAGAGGATCCCACCAACCAACTTGCCTATTCCTAGTACGAGTAGTACGAACAGTTCTGGATTGAGTTACTGTATCACGAACAATATCGGCATTACGAATAGCAAGAACATTTTCTTGCAAAGTATTCAATGTTCCCGATGCTTGATATTCTGCTTCTGCAGCAGAATCAACAGCACCAGCTAAACGACTATCAGTTTCATTAGTAGTCAGACGAATTGTTCTTGTGCCAGTTGCCCAACGAGGAGCAGGGTCTGCAATTGGAGGTGCAGGTTCTCCAGGACCGCCTTGAACTACTATATCAGGTGTTGCTGGAGGAATAAAGAATGATGCTCTAAATTTACCAGTTCTATCAGATACCAATCTTCTATTTGCCATGACTGCTCGTGCCCCAGATTCGCCTTCGATAATTTCACCTACTTGGAAATTACCATAAGACTTACCTGCTGCTTGACGTGCCGCCGTCAAAACATTAACATTGAGAAGCGCAGTTGTAGAAGAATATGAAGCCGGAAGTTCTGTATCATCATATGGACTATAAGTATAGAAACCATTTGGTGGCAGTACAACAAACTTGGCACCACTAGTAAGACCAGTTACAGTTTCACCAACAACAAATGGAGTAGAATTTGTTCTATTATCAACTGCGGGGTCTTTAATTAATTCAATGAGTTTTGGTGTGATGTAATCATCAATCTTTTTACCATCAAAGAATGCATAGAACTTAGTTCTTGGCTTCATCCTTGCGACATCAAGTCGTACATTCCTGGAACGAATCCATGGAATCGTTGTTCTTGCGACGACGGAATCACCTAAACTACGCTCATCAATTCTAGGAGTAACTTGAGTTCTGATACCAGTCCTAACTTGACCTCGTGTGGTAATAATCCTTCTTCTACGCATAAGTGCGAGACCTCTTCCCCACGCAGAGCGTCGTCTAGAACGCCATGTACGTCCCCTTCTTCTTCT